TGTTTGAATCATATCAACAGGGTAAAAATATACTTGCTATCGGTTCCGCCGGAACTGGTAAGACATATATTTCTCTTTATTTGGCTCTTAAAGACGTTATGGCAAAAAATCAATACAAAAAGATTATTATAGTACGTTCATCAGTGCAATCTAGAGAGCAAGGTCACATGCCTGGTGATGCAAAAGAAAAATTATCGCATTTTGAAACACCCTATATTGATATAGTAAATGATCTTTTCGCAAGAGGTGATGCATATCAAATAATGAAACAAAAGAACATGATAGAATTTATGAGTACTTCTTTCATAAGAGGTTTAACTTTTGATGATGCACTTATACTTGTGGATGAATGCCAGAATATGAGATGGGATGAAATTCGTACTATTATGACTCGTGTCGGCGAAGGTTCAAGAATTATTCTTTGTGGTGATACTAAACAAGATGATCTCGCATGCTCAAAAAATAGATTAGACGTTTCTGGATTGAGACAGTTTAAAAGAGTAATTGATAAAATGGGAACAAAATGTTTTGACACTGTAGAATTTACTGTTGATGACATCGTAAGGTCTGGCTTGGTAAAAGAATTTATCATGGCAGAAGAAATGTTAGAAGTAGCATAAAAAAGGAAAGGGGCTGGAGTCTTCGAAGACTCCAGCCGTAAACAAATGACAGCCATAGCCTTTGCAGACGGACTCAGCAATATTGCTTGCACAGATGGAATTAAAGGGGCAGTTTGTGCGCCGCCTCCATATTGGAAATGGAATACAGCAAGCACCCAAGTAACAGCTTCTACGAGTAACACAAAAGTATTTACGGAAGGTAATCTCGTGGCGGTGGAAGGTGATGCAATGGCTTCTCACCCAAACGGTGATCCATGTGTACCTTCTCCGGTATTTCACGCGCCTATTACATCATTGTGTGCTCAAAAAGTTACAATAGGCGGAAAGCATGCGGTCAGAATAGGAAGTAAATTCAACACAGGAACCGGCTTTGATCACGAAGTTTCCACTGGTTCTTCAAAAGTAACAATAGGCGGCCCGAGTATAGCAGTATGAAAACACTTAAAGAATTCATGTCAAAAAGAAAATATGTAGCGGTCATTTATGATGATGAGTCACAAAAGAAATTACAAGAATGGGCAGAATCAAATGGCTTTGATCTGTCTATAAACTATAACGATGAAAAACAAGATCCAAAAGATTTTGACTTTCATACTACTATATTCTATACCACAAATGAAGTAAGATTGAAAAATGAATCTGCAAGATTCGATCCAACAGAAGTAGATATTACTGGAATAAAGTTCCTTGGTGAGGACGAAGACATTCCGGTGTTGACAATTTCCCCTTCTGGTGATATAATAAACCTAAGAAAATATTATGCAGGTTTAGGCCTCGAAGATCAGTGGCCAAATTATCAACCTCACATATCAGTTTCATATGCGAAAAATCAAATAGATACAGATAAGATAAAGCTGCCAGACTTCAAACCAAAATTTAATAAAATTGTGATACGCGATATAGAGGAATAAATTATGTTTCGTCATGTTCCAGAGCTTGCATTACCAGAGCTCAACGCTGAGATGACTGATCTTGGCCGTTTCTATGAAACACCAGAAGGAAACAAGTATCCTTCAATCACTACAATACTGAGTGCTGCTTCTGATTCTTCATGGAGAGACGAATGGATTGCACGAGTAGGTAAAGAAGAGGCAGATAGAGTTTCTATGCAGGCAACTCGAAGAGGAACTGCAGTTCACGAAATAGCAGAGTTTTATCTTAAGAATGATCCAAACTATGCTCGTGGACACATGCCGGCAAATATACAAAGCTTCAAAAATATTCAACCGTTCTTGGATAAACACGTAGGACTCATAGCAGGATTAGAAATAGCGCTATGGTCTGATACTCTCAGATGCGCTGGGCGAGTAGATTGTATTGCAAAGTGGGATGGGATATGGTCCATTATCGATTTTAAAACCAGTAAGCGAGAAAAATCAAGAGATGACATCCACAGCTATTTCATGCAAGAATCAGCGTATTCAATGATGTTCTATGAAAGAACAGGTATCATACCAAAGCAATTGGTTACCGTTATGACAGTTGACGACGGCAAGTCATTAGTCTTCGTTGAAAAAGCAACTGAGTGGCTACCAAAATTTGTAGAACTGCGTAAAAAAGTTCCTTTTTAAGATTTTTTTGTTTACAATCGTTCCGAATCAGTATATATTCATAATATAAGGAATGAAAGGACATCCTAATGTATACCGCGCTCGTCAGAATGAAAAATGTTCCATCTGCGGAAGGTATCGTTCTTGGTTACGCTGCTATTACCGTAAAAGATGATGGAAAAGTTATCGTGCGTGAGTATAGTGGATGTACTCGTAATCCTGAGAAGCAAATTGAAAGTCTTCGCAAAGGTGCTGTTAAAGGTGCAAAAACTTTGAAATGCGAATACAAAGAAATGCTGGATGTTACCATCTGAGGATACAAAATGTCGAAGAGTCGCTTTGATATTACCGCAATCATCTATGATAAACGCGGTAAAGTACTTTCGATTGGAAAAAATTCTTACGTAAAAACTCACCCATATCAAGCTAGGTGCGCTGAACGTGTTGGATTGCCACATAAGCAATTTCTTCACGCGGAGATACATGCAATTATAAGGTGCAAACGACTCGATAAAGCTCATCGTATCGTAGTTATGCGATTTGATAAGCAAGGCAACGAAATGAATGCCAAACCCTGTCCTGTATGCCAGAGCGCAATCGAAGCGTCTGGTATTCCAATAGTTGAACACACTTAGTTGTTGACATTCGTTCCGAATCAGTATATATTGATAATAGGAAAACAAAAGGAACTACTATGATCATCAATGACATTCAGGCCCGCAAATTTCTTCTTTCTCTCTACTCTGTAGCAGAAAAAGATGCAAACGATGTTATCGCAAACGCAGCATCTGCTTTGGCGGTACGACTTGAAATGCCAAAGAAAGAATACTCGGTTTCCGATCTTGAAGCACGTATCATTGGTTATGCAAATAGCAAATATTCGGTAGATCTTGGTAAAAACAAATCTCGTCGCAAAACTTACAAGCGCCGTGTATCTCTAGCTTAATTAGTTGACATTTACTCCGAATCAGTATAGTATCATATTAGGAAAACAAAAAGGAGCTACTTTTATGACAGAATATGCTGAATTTGCGAAGAAAATGCGCAGCTTGGCACGCAGAGCTGATAACTTTAATTATGATCGACAAGCAATTCTTGAAGCAATAATAGATATTGCAGAAAATTATGAAAAAGTTTCAGAGCATATTGAAATGGATAACATTATTCAAACACAGCGTGATTGGGTAGAAAATAGTTGACATTTACTCCGAATCAGTATAGTATCATATTAGGAAAACAAAAAGGAGCTTCCTATGTACGACACAGTTACTTTTAACTCAATTTGCGATAAAGCTGATGCCGCTGGTAAAGATGCAGTAAAGCAACTTACCGTAACTCCTATGGTGGTTGGCCAAGAAACTTCTTTTTTTTCTGGTGAACTTGATTATTCAAAGCCAACTTACTATGTTGAAGACGGTGTTTGTGGTTTTGCTTGGGTTAGCGTTTACCCTGAAAATAAAGGTAACACTCGGCTTGGAAAACAAGAACGGGCGATACTCAAAAGCGCCGGTTTTCATTTGAATGATTATGAAAAATCATTTCAGCTATGGATTTCTCAATACAACCAGTCAATGCAAAAGAAAGAAGCATATGCTAGCGCTTTTGCAAAAGTTCTCCGTGAAAACGGATTGAAAGCTTACTCTGGTTCGAGGATGGATTAATGAAATTTCCAAGCAAATATATCAACACTGCCGATCATCATTTGCTTGGTACATCATGGCCATTCAGAGGATGCGAAGTAAAAATGCACGTAGAAGGTTTTGATTGTAATTGTCAAAAAAGACCCCGCATCAAATGTAAACACATTAATAGTGTTGAGCTTGGTATTCTCGGTGTCAACTGTAAGGAATTCAAAATTGAATCTATTCGTTCTTGATAAACATGTTGTGAATACATAAATTTTATAAATAATCATGAAAGGAGACTATCATGATTGATTGTAAAATTTGTAACATTGCGTTTAATAATGTCAATGGTTTGGCCAAGCATTTAACTGCTACACATAAAATAGACAAAAAAATTTATTATGACAAATATATAGGCAAAACTAGTAGTGCGTGTGTTTGCGGTAAAGAAAAGAAATTTAGAACATTAGGAGAAGGATACCGCCAATTTTGTTCTCCGCAATGTAGATCAGATAATACACCAACTACCAAATATTGGGAAGGAAAAAAACAACCACAGTCTATGATAGATAAAAGAAGAAATACCATGGTTGAAAAATATGGTGTTGCAAATGGATATCTTACAAAGCACAGTGTGGCTGAAAAGTATAAGGGATTTGTCTGTAGATCAAAATACGAAAAAATGTTTGTTGATTTTGCAGAAGCTTATGGTTACAAATTATCTGTACCTGAAAGAATAGCATATTCATTAGAAGGAAGATCTCGATACTACTATCCTGATTTCTATTTAGATGATTTAGATTTGATAGTTGAAATAAAAAGCGATTGGACGTGGAATCAACAATTAGATATGAATATTGCAAAAATGGTATGTACAATTGAGCAAGGTTATGATATAATTTTTATAGATGAAGAACATGGAATTAACAATGAAAAATTATGGGATGAACTAAATGAATATCTTCGTTCTTTCGAAAGATCCTGCTGAAGCTGCGCAGCTTCAATGTAATGCTCATGTAGTAAAAATGATTGTTGAATCCGCACAAATGCTATCAACTGCACATCGCATGTTAGATGGCAATATGAAAAAAGCGCCTTCAAAATCTGGTAAAACTATGTCTAAACATTGGGTGCATCCAGATAAAGAGCTTGACGATGTTCTTTATAAAGCAGTGCATATAGGTCATCCCTGCACTGTGTGGAGTATGCAAAATGATTCAAACTATATTTGGCATTGGGCACATTTTAAAGCTTTATGCGAAGAATACACATATCGTTATGGTAAAATCCATGCATCACAAACTCTTCTTCTAGATGTATTGCACCAAATTCCTAAAAATATGCCAAGTGGAAAAATGACAAAACAGCCACTAGCAATGCAATCCAATCCAGAATGCATAAATACAAACGACATCGTAGGTTCTTATCGTGCATTCTACCAGACAAAACAAGATCGTTTTAAGATGGTTTGGTCTAAGCGCGAAATACCAGAATGGTTCAAAGTAAAAACTCTATAGGAATTTTGATATGAAAAAGAATAACATACTAGTAAGATATGCAACAAATACACTTATTGCTGGCGTATTTTTTGCTCCTATTGTAATATACAATTATTATACTGGCGGGCATATCTTGAATGAAGATGATATTATCGCATTCTTTATGCTCGGATGGTTTCTTGGGTGGATGCTAAAAGCTATGGTTGGCGCTGGTGTTTCGACATCAAAAGATGCTATAGAAGCTGTCGATGAACTAAAAAATGATTTAAAATAACAATATAATATCGGAGTATATACTATGCGATATATTATCATAGAAAAAAAACTCGGCGTATTTGTAGGAAAATATGAATTTTATGCAGTTTTTGCGAAAAATGAAATATTTGGAGCTGAAAGAGTAGCTTCTTTTGAAACCAAGAATGAAGCAGTATCATTTATAGAAGAACAACTACAAACTGAAGAAAAAGAATTCTGCATTGAGCAAATAAATTGCAAAAGCAAATACATACCAATAGTAGAAATTATAAAAGCTGGACTTGGGCATCATACGCACAGAATGATGGATAACATTCAGATGCATTCTGAAGCAATACACTAGGAAATTATATTATGGCTAGAACAAAAAGAACGTCTACAACTTTAAATGGTGGAATTAGAAAAACTAGTACTGTGACCGATGGTACTAAAAGAACAAATTCTACGTCTATTGGTACAAAATCTCAACGCACGACGAGAACGCAAAAATCTAATGGTGAATCATATACCACTACAACTACTCGAAATGCAGACGGTTCTTACACTAAAAAAAGAACAAACACATATAAAAATCCAAAACCAGTAAAATACAAAGCTCCTAAAGCATCTAAAAAATCAAGTGGTGGTGGCGGTGGCGGGCTAATCGTAATTCTGTTGATTGGCATAGCGCTTGTAGCAAGTTTGTTCCAATAATTATTAGTTGACATTCATTCCGAATCAGTATATATTGTTATTATATACATAAACAAGGATAATATACCATGGGTACTTCTGCTATGATCGGCATCTACAATAAAGAAGATGATTCGGTAACTGCTAGTTATTGTCATTATGATGGATACGTAGACGGTGTTGGCCGAACTCTTTTTGATCATTACAATGCAATGTATGATGCTGAAATAGTCGCAAAAGGCGGATACATTTCTTCACTTGAAGATGATTACTTAGTTTCTCGCAAAAACGCAGTTCATAATGATGAAGCTACATCATTTACCTGTGTAGAAGAATATTTGGTTGAAGGTGAAAATTATGCCGGCGCAGATTATCTTTATCTGTTTGATGGCAAAGCATGGTTCTTTACTTCCACATATAATAAACTAGGATTCGAAGAAGTCGAAATGAATTTGAAAATCCAGCAATAAATTGAAAGGCAACCACGTGGAAGAAAAGAAAGAAGAAAAGCTAGACAGCACTAAATTAATTTATGGGGTTTCAAATGCTCTCATGCAGTGCGGAGCAATTTTAGCAACAAGTTATTTTGAAATTGCTTGGCCAATGTACTTTGTAATGGGCATGATCGTTTTACTTGGCATTTTACAAACTATCGCGGCAGCAGGTTTGTTATCTAAAATAACAAAAACTAGTGATGTTTCAACAAGTTTAGCTGAGCCATACCAAATTCTTGTTGGTATCATTTATATGATGTCGGGTTACCAATTGTATCTTATGGGATTTGAAGTTTTTTCAGGGTTTGCTATCGCGCATGCCAGTTTGTATATGCTTACTATCGTATTTAAAAGGATTAAACAATGACAGCAGTACTCTATATCATGATGCGAAATGATATTGATTCCATGAATCCTGGCAAAGCTATCGCACAAGGCTCGCACGCTTCAAACGCTTTCGTAAATCATTTTCACGCTTACATGCAAGAAATGAGTATTTCTTTAGCCAATGATGACGCATCACAAATGAACAAATCGTTCTATGAATGGGAAAATTCAACTTTGCAAGGGTTTGGCACTGTTTTGGTTCTTGAAGCACCAATGAAAGCAATCAATACTACAATTGATATTTTTAAAGAAATTGGAAAGATTGCAGGTGTAGTACATGATCCAACATACCCTATTGTAGATGGCAGTGTTGTACATTACATTCCACTAGATACATGTGGATATGTTTTCATCCCAAATAAAGAAGAAGATACTGTCGCTAGCGTACTGCTAAAGCAATTTCCTCTGCATAGGTAAAATATGAATATCAAAAATGAACCTGTTCTTTTCAATGAAGAACAAATCAAAAACATTGAAAACCATTATCATGCAAAATATGTCTGCGCTTCTGAACATCAAGGTAAAAGCGTAGAAGTGTTTTATGGTGACGAAGTGCATCCAGTATCTGGCAGCAGATATTTTGCGCTTTATTACACATCACATACGAATGAACTTATGATTACCAATGGTTCTTTTATTGAAGAACAAGAAATTGATGCCGTAATTGCGGATGATGGTGATATTATCTATAGTCGTTATAGGCATGACTATAGAAAATCAAATGATGATAGTGTATGGATTGACGGCGGACGTTCATATACTCGGTCTGCTATGTATCCAGAAGATAAATGGTGCACCCTAAAAGTAAAAAACGGAACTCTACAAATTAAACAACCAGGAGATAAAAATGACTGATACTAATGATTCTTACACCGTAGCAGGAGATGAACTTCGTTCTTTTATTGAGCGATGGGAACGGCTACAATCTGAAAAGCAAGAACTCGCAGATGGCCAAAAAGAAGTAATGGCAGAATTGTCTGGCAGGGGATATGATAAAAAGGCTATACGAAAAATTATCGC